CAACCTTAATTATGGTATCGGTACGATAGAAGTCTTCCGCTACGGTGGGTAGCTTGTCTATACAGTGCCGTTCAACGCTAAAGCCTACCCCTGTACCACACATGAGTATGTACATAGTCTCATCAAATGCACGAGGGTTATCTACAGGCACGTAAGAACAGTTGTATCCACCTACATGACAGCGGTCTAAGGCTGGCCCTGATGTCATCAATGCTCTCATGCTAGGCATGATCTGCTGCGACAATACGGCTCCTTCTAATTCACCCCTTAGTGAATCTGACAGCGTATAATTATGGCTATCCTGCAAGTGCTTAGACATGTAATCAAAGTATCTTTCTACTGTCTCACTCCATGTCTCACGGCGTTGTTCATCTTCTTTCCATCGTGCATACCTAGATAGCGCAATGAAGTTCTGGTAGTCGGTAGGCAATTGGTTACTGATCATAGCGATTACTCCGTTATTGTTCTAATTGTTTTAATAGTGGCACCATCTATATCATAGAAGTATTCTTGTATGCCATCCTCTAATTCCTCACCTACCTGCCCATCGGCGGGTACTGGGTAGTCTTCCTCGTCAACGTCAATGGTGATAAATACTTTAACTCGCATCAGCCATAACCTCTTCAATCAACTTGTCCAGATACCACTGGGCTTTCTTCAAGTCTTCTAGTGGCTTGTCCTTGTAATCAAAACGCCATAGATACTTCATAATATTACCTTGCAGGTAGTACTTGAACCCATCACCAGTGGCAGCAGAGATAGCATGAATACATTCAATGCCTGTCTGATTGTAGTGAGGTGGACTGTTGACCATATCAACATTACCCCACGCTTTTTTACCTGCTTGTTCCCTCTCTTCCATCATCTTAGCTTTCATAAATGCATCATGTCTCATGCCGAACCCCCTGTCTTTGTGTTGAAGTTGATGTGTACGATATTACCGTCATAAGTTTTCTCTACACCCGCTTCTTCCTCTAGTTCTACATCAATCTCCATCTCGTTGTCAAGTACATTTACTACATATTCATGTACAATATCACGTAAATCTTCTGACTCTTCCATGACAGGCACAGAAGCACACATCATCTTAGCAAAATGCATTACCTTGTAATAGTCTTCATCGTCTAGCGGGTTATCCGGCATTGCCATAATTGAGATATCAACTTCCCCACTCCATGCCCCCTCATCATTTGCGAATGGCCTTACTCGTATAAGGAAATCTTCTTCATTAACCTCAGTTAGTAGTTTCTCTAGCATGTCCATATGTTATCTCCTTTTTACTTTAGTTCCATTGTATTTGATGAAAGCACTGTGCTTGTTCTTACCCTTTTCTTTTAGCCAATCTTCAGGAATGATGCGGTCATAATACCTGAAACCTTTTTTGATACACCATTCAGCGTATGTACTCTTAGCACCCTTACGTAGCTTGCTATTACTATTAGTGAATACGAAACGAATGTCAAGCTTAGGATGCTGCTTCTTGATAGCAACGTGTTTACGTCTATCTGCTGCTGTAAACAATCCCTTCGTCTCAATTATGATGCCGTTATCCAACACAAAGTCTGGGGTATAGGTGCGGTAGGCTAGGTCTTCCCATTCAATCTTAATGCATTCGTAACCATAGTTGATGTTACGCTCTTTAAGATACTCTGAGACTTTAAGCTCTAGCCCACTGCGATACCCATACTTCTTAGCTGCAGCAAATCGCTTTGCGTTAGGCAATTACAGCACCTATGTAACTTACCGTAGGTGGATTCTTAGCTTGTGACTTGACTGCTGGGCGTTCTGTTAGCTCAGACCAACAATCAAAACGATAAGAACAGAAGCGACAGCCANCATTAAGTACCTGATTACCTGTCTCCTTACCTCTAAACTTCTCTGGTACTGGTTCAAAGCATCTTTCAAATTTATTCTCCTCAACTGTTGTTACTGTATCTTTTATCTTATTGATTTCTTCATCAATGTCAAGCCCTGATGCTGGTACATATTTGAACTGACCGTTGGCCTTGTTGACTACCCACCAGCCCCCGACACGTTTGCCGGATGCCTTGGCATAACCCGCAAGCTGTCCAATGTAACCGAACCCATCTCCTGCGGCGAGGGTGTCGTAAGATTCAAACTTGTTTCTGTATGACCAGTCTGAAGCCGATTTAATATCATCAACTGCATCGTTAATGACAATATCATATGACCCATTAATACGAGTAGTACCAAGGTCAAGAGTGACTTTTTCAGTATCATTATATTTAACTCCTGCTTCTTTAAGAAGACCTTTGAACACCGCCTCAACGATGTCACCGATCATCATGTTCATTACGAATGTAGTCGGGAATGGTAATGCCACCTCTGGTTTATTCTTTTCGTACCAAAGCTGGCAAGTGGGACGACCAACATTTGACATACGCAAACGAAAGTCACCCCTTGTTTTACCACTGCCAAACTGACGTTTGATTGCATCAGCTACATCATCGGCTACTTGTTCGATGGTGTCATCAGACATGGTAGACTTACCTTTTACGGCATTCTCCATGTACTGATGCAATGCTAGTTCAGCGGGATGATGCATTATGCTGCATCCTCATCATCAACTTCGATGTCCACTAGGTTGTCTACTACGTCTATGTCATCATCTGCCATAGTAGAGTTAGCTTTCTCTGCCCATTGGTTGATGATGTATGTATTGTAGTTGTCAATCCAAGCCATGAAATCGCCAAACAGTACTTGATCTTCGTCTGTTAGTTCCACGGCAGTAGACACATCAAGCTTCGCTAGAGGAACGTAGTATGATGCACCTGTCGGAATCTTACGCTCATCTGTTGTAGCCGTAATGATGTGCTTGATTGGAAGACGCTGCATCTTTGCGAGAGATGTGAAGCATGTACCGATCTCCTTGAAGGCATCACGATTGTCAATCTCCCAGATGAATGGGGTATTTGCAACCTCAATAGGTTCCCCTTTATCATTCGTAGGATTGACTAGCTCAACCTCACCCAGCACTACACGCACACGCTTGATGGCTTTCAACAACTCCTGTTGTGCTTTAGGCAATGCGCTGAAGTCCTTGATGTAGCCTGCAGCCTTACCACAGTTAAACCCACCATCGTTATCCTTCAAGTCAATGTCTAGCGAGTCAGCCATCACACTCTTGATGTAACGATTGGGCGATTTAGCCGTAGCTTGAACGAACCGCTTATGCATAAAACGCTGCATGAACGGACGCATCTTAATACTAGATGCATAGTATGTTGGGCCATCTGGTATCTCTAGCTTGTATGTACCGCCTTCAACAACTTCTACATTCACTTTCTTGCCATTAACATCTGCCGTACCCATAATCGGTGAGTGGTTGATGCGTAGCCGTGCCAGCGAACTAGACGATGTGCTAGTCTTCTCATGTGCAATACCCATAGCTTTAGCCATAGCAGCATAGTTATCGGTATCAATTGTTGTGAGTTGTGTCATTACTTTCTCCTTCTGTTTTTGCGAATAGTCCATAGTTATATCAAATTACATCCTTAGTGTCAAGCCAATTCGGACCTATTTTTGACTCTAATAATAACGGTACATTAAAGTTGATACCCCATCTAGTGTTTATCAATTCAGGTAATGCTTTATTTGTTTGATCTATGATATTGATTACCTGAACTTCTTCAGCAGGATGTACATCAATAACGATGCTGTCATGTACCGTATTCACTATACAAGATTTTTTACCCTGAAGTAATTGATCAATATGCAACAAGGCTAGAGGTACAATATCTCCTGTAGCAAAGCCCTGCACAGGGTAATTTTTAATCTGTGTAAAGTGTGACACACGCCCACTAGCTTTGCGTACTACATCTGGAAATGCGTATTCTCTGCCAGAGGGCGTGGTTATCTTTTGTTTATCTATAGCTTCTTTAGCCAATCGGGAATGCCATGATGCCACTCCTTGGTATTTGCTGTTGAAGTGTTCGTAGTACGCTGCTTCTGCTTTTGTTCTGCCGTATCCTGTTGCACCGTAGAGTGGAGCAAACGTATGCGCTTTCGCATCCTGCCTACTCGTAGGTTGACCAGCATCACTAATAACTTTAGCGGTGTATGCATGTACATCAAACCCAGTAGATACTTCTTCAATGGCTACCTCATCTTGTGATAAGTAAGCGGCAGCACGAAACTCTAGCTGCGCAAAGTCAGCCTCAAGTATCTTACCACCATCGAATCGTGACACGAATACTTTCTTAACAGGAAACGTGCCGCCACGTGGCATGTTCTGCATATTAGGGTTAGCCCCCGACAGACGACCTGTCGAGGTGCGATGTTGAAGTAAGCTAACGTGCAGCTTACCGTCTTGTTTGGTGTAGTTCTTGATGCCATCCACAAAGGATGACAGGTATGTATCGACAGCAGATAGCCGCCGCACCTTAGATAAGAACTCGACTGCATCATCCATACCACGCGACTTAGCACCCGCTTCTAGTAGTTCAAGGTTTTGTTTGCTAGTAGAAAAGCCATTGGCTGATGCCCACTTAGCTGATGGTGGCTTGAACTTGAAGCCTGCTTGTTTGTCTGTAGGGATGAACTGGAAGCCTGCCGTACCACAAGATAAACACTTGCTTGGTTTAGCGAAAGGCTCACCATTCTTTTTAGTCTTGCGGATATAACCAGAACCATAACAGTCCCCGCACTGCACCGCATTCGTGCGGTATAAACGCTGCGTCCTTGTAGCTACAAGCTGTCGGAACTCAACGTCATTCATGTATGGGTCAATCAAAGTTGCCCAATCTTGTTTGTCAATAACCTTACGTCCATAAATAACCCACGATAATTGTTCTGGGCTGTTGAGGTTGATAGGGGTATCGCCCATGACCGTATGTACGTGCGATTGCAGGTCAGTGATAAGCTGTTGTTTTTCCTGTTCAAACTCCTCACGAACTTCTTCTAGCTTGTCCATGTCAACAGAGAAACCAGTCTGGTAAACCTTAGCGAGACACTTGGCTAGACGGTTAGTCAAACGAACAGTGGACAATAGCCCAGCATCTGCTTTTGTATTAAGACGATGCCACAACTTATCTGCAAGTTGTTGGGTAGCGTGAAGGTCAGCAGATAGATATTCAGTCAACTCATCTAGTGGAATATCTCGTGTGCTATAGCCTTTCTTAAAGTACTCCTTCAACGTATCCTGCTTCTTGGTATCTAACTCGTAGCGTTCAGCGCAAGCCTCAAGTGACAGCGGTTCTTTCTGTCCACGCTGCAGTACGTATTCAACAAGCATAGTGTCGAACACTGCCCCATCATACTTGAATCCAGATTCCCATAGCCACAATAAATCATATGCTGCATTATGGCAGATGAGTACCGTAGTTTTGTCTAGCCACTCTTGAACAACAGTGTGTCCGAAGTCGTCAGCATCAACCTCACTGTGGTCAAATGTTACAATTCTTTCTACACCTTGATCGTTCAGCATACCAACCATAGTCAATGAGTTGGTAGGCTCAAATGGATCAAGATGCATCTTACCATCACGATGCGTTACTGTGTTCTCTACGTCTAATACTAGCTTCATGCTGTATACCTCGCTGTTTGATATTCAAGGTTGCAGACTACACTACCATGCCACCCTGTCAACTTATTTTTTACAATATTGAGATGCCGCTGGGTACTTTCTTCATCCTCTCCCTGTACTGGTGGGTTCTTAGCGATCAACACCATAAGGTCAGCCTCAGCAGCCTTACCTGTACGAGAGCCTTCCATCATACTTTGATTTAGTACAACCTTACCTTCCGCATCAGCAGATAGCTGCGACATATAGAAGACAGCGCAGCTATGCTGCTTGGCAATCATACGTGCATGAATTGCGTTAGCTTTTAATGCCTCATCTGGACGAGCGAAGCCAGCGGTCTTAGCAAACTTATCGCCCATGTCTAGCAAAACGATGTCAGGCTTGTATGCCTTACATACACTCTCGACCCAATTCATATCACGACCAGTGGCATCCTTAACCTTGATGCGTTCCTTTACTGGTGCGTACAAATCACGTGCCTTAGTAGGATTCTTCTTGATCTCATGCATAGTCATGCCAGTTGCAGCGGTCAGGTATCTAGCACCCACACGGTGATAGCCTTCCTCGTTACATAAGATAATGCAGTTAGCACCTTGATGTGCAAACCCACCCGGCGCAGCAATCAAGCTGGCGTGGAAGGATGTCTTGCCTGTGTTGGGTCTAGCACCAATCTCAATCAAGTGACCATCGTTAACGCCTTCAACCCTACGTGTGAGACTGGATATGTTGAATGTCCAACGTGCCTCAAGGTCATTACGTGCAAGCAGGGTTTCAATGTCAATGTCATCCCACTCAATCTTTAGGTTAGGTGTGAAGTCATCACCATATTGCTCAAGCATCTGTCGTAAAGGCTCAAGGCTAGTCTTGTCACCGTTGACATAATCAAAGCCAAGGTTAGCTATGTCCTCGCCTATTACCTGTTGAAACAACTTAGATAACACCTCTTGTGCTATGTCGCTACCCATAGGCTGTTCACGTTTGATCTGCGAGAACAAGGCTGAGTAGGCAGTCTTCTGTGCCGTAGTGAGCGTTGGGTTGTTCGCCATGAACAATGCCTCAATCTCATCGGGTGTTACGGTACGCTCATAACGATCCATAGCAGTGTCGATAGACTGCTTGATCTTACGTACATCCTTACTGAATAGACGGTCAGGGCAACGAGAACCACGATGATCCTCATAGAACCCCCTGTCCATCAAACTTCTAATTAGTGATAATTCCATTTAAATTCTCCATATCTGTCGGGTTACGATATTTCAAGTCATCCTTCAAACGTAGTACACGAACATCGTTGACGTGTCCTCGTAATTCCTTTGCCATATGTAACGTCTTAGGCAGCGCATCGGGGTCTAACGCTATTACTGCTGTCGAGAACTGTGCAAGATACCCTTTATGCGCATCCTGAAGAGACGTTCCAAGAAGCGCAACCCCGACAAAGGAACCGTAACCAACAACGGCTGCACTTACACAGTCCTCAACAACTATTGCGACTTTACCACAACCAAACGTATATGGCAAGCCACTATTTCCATATCTTTTCCATTTAGGTAAACGCTGGCCTGATAATGATCTGCCAGTAGCATCTACCATTCTACCCTCATGCATTACAGGGAATACCACACGGCTTTCCTTTACATCATACAACAAGCCTAGTTCATCTACATCCAATCCCCACCTGTCACACCACCTGTTCATGTACAGGTTGTCCTTGTGTCGTATTACGTATGGGGGTAATTCAAATGTATTCATAGCAAACTCCTTGGCTCCCTTAAAGCCTGCACGTATGTCATCTACAGATAGGTGAACACGTGTGCCACCACTAACCCTGCAGCTTACCTTGTAGCAGTTCCATACAAGTGACCCCATGTTATTGGTCACTGTAAATGTTTTATACCCGCCACATTCAGGACAGTTCATGCGCTTTGTCTCGCCATTGGCTACGTCAAAGTCATCTACATTTATCATTTATATATCCTTTCTATATGTATATTATTATATATATATAATATAGTTCCCTGCGGCAGTTAGATGCTTATATCATGTATTCTTACGTGCTGTCAAGGCATTATTTGCACTTGTATATGTATTTTTTAGATACGGTTTAACTGACTGTGGGTTAGCATGTCCTGTAACCGACATGATTTGTCCTATTCCTACATCAGCATCCACCATCTCCGTAACACCTGTGCGGCGTAAGTCAGACAGACGTAATTCTTTTGACAGTCCTGCCTCATCCATCAGCTTACGTGCATGTAACGGTAGCTTATACATCGTGTATGGTTCGTATACGCCACGATATGGTTGGGGTCTAGGTGCAACATACTGCTGAAAGCCAAAGTCTTGCTCTTGTTGTATAAGCATGTCAAGTAAATTGTCATCTATAGGTAGCTCAACCCGCGCATTACGCTTGGACTGTTGTATTATTACACGCTTAGTCTCAAAATCTAACATATCCCACGTAAGCAGACGCATGTCACCCACTCGCTGACACCATTCATAGGCCATGTGTGCAATCAAACCTATGTTACGGGTGCTAAAATCGCCGTAGGCNGCGTCTANCAGCTTTCTGACATCCCCCTTCGTCCATACCACCTTNCGCGGTTGTGTGGNTCTCCTACGTACCGTAGCGAAAGGATTGATATTACAGTGTTCCATTCGTACTGCGTAGTTAAAAAGTATTCGGGTGACAGCCATGATGTGATTCGCAGTCGAGATACCACGATCACACCATTGGTCATAGGCTAACTTGGATTGCTTGGTTGACATTTTGGTGACATCAACCTCACCAATGACTGCCCCATCGACAGAGGTAGCCAATGCGTTGGTCAAGCAGTACTGATAGTGTGCTTTAGTTTCATCCCGCAAGTTCTTGTAATCATGGGAAGAATAGTATTCATTGGCTACCTGTTTAAGTTTCATCTATAACTCCCAACTTCTGTCGTATGTTGTATAATGTCGTAAGCATCATCATCATCTTCAAAGACATCACATATGCTAACCTCTAACATTTTAGGCGTTGCGTATCTTTTCATTAACTCTGCTACTTGATTTACTGCATCAGCTTCATCAACAGCATCTGTATCATAACGCAACCAACCATCGCACCACTGTGGCTCTACTGTAATTATGTGTCGTTTCTTTTTCATTTCTTTTTGTTTCCTTTCGTTTTCTTTTTACTAGGCTTCCAATAACCTACACGTAAGTTTACTGGTGTTCTTGCATCGTCAGTGGTGGGCGTAAAGAACGCTCCACCTGACTTAGTTACCGCACGTACCCTCATGCTGCTTCCATTGCCTGAAACTGTGGTGTATTAATCCAACCAGCCACATCAATCTCACGCTTGAACATTGAGATAGCTTGTGTGTCCTTGCCTGTATTACGCAGGGCAAAGCCATTACGCTCATCAGCATAGGATGCATAGTTGGTGAAGGCTGAGTATAATGCCCACAGATTGCGTCCACGCACACTGACTTCTTGATTGTATAAGCCATACATCTTCTCTGACTTTTTGTCAGACTTCATAATGCCTTCAAGCATAGTCTTAACATCTACATGAGCAAGGCTAGTGTTAGCCCAACGCTGCATCTGTTCTGCTTGTGCAGTGAAGTCCTGTTGTGACTTGTGCAGTTCAGTGATGAACCTGTCGAGGCTGAAGTTGGATGTGTTCTTACGCATCACCTTACTGTGATCGCCTGTGATCTGCCCATTGAGACAGAAGAAGTCGATAGCACCAAAGATGGTGGTGTTGGAACATGTACCATTGACACCATGCAAAGCAATGATCCGCTTCATCAGGGTAGTCTCGTGCTTGTCAGTGGCAATCTTGGCAGTCACGTTGGGCAGGGTCATGTCCATCATAGCCCAGCCATCTTTATGTGCGCTGCGCCATTTAATCTGTGCGCCTTCCATGTCATAGTCAGACAGTGTTTGTGTCGTAGTGTCCATGACATTGCGGAAGAAGTCACCGTGTGATGCACAGGTGAAGCCGTTGCCTACGATACCAATGTAGTCACCAGTGTCACCATTGATGACATACTTCTTATCGTCAACTTTAGTCGGCTCAAACTCCACATTGAAGTCGAGGTGTTCTGGAATATATTCTAGCATAATTATTCTCCTATCGTTAAGTGATACTGTGTTATATATTATATTCTAGCAAATGTCAACTCCGTTACATCTCATAGCCCCAAGCCTTTACTTCAACATTGTCATCGACAAGGTGTCGCTTCAGCACATACCACGCTGTATCCATGTTGCGTAAATCCTCATAACTAATATCACATAAATCAGACACTGATTGTCTGATAGGCACAAAGGCTTGTAGCATTTCCAGTACAGCCTGTTGTTGTTTAGGTGTCATGCTTTTCCATGTAGCACGCGCCTGTTCTTTTTCTATTAGCCATTGCGACTTCTCTTTTTTATTAGCCATCTTGTAACTCCTTCTGGAACTCATTCCATGCTGCGGTAAATACCTCGTTGAAACTGTGGTAGTTGGCATCCTCAAAGGCAGCAGACGCTACCTCAAAGATATCCTGCCCACTCCACTTGACTGCTTGGGATAGCTGTATCCCTTTGATTTCATTACTATTCATGCTCACCTCCATTGCCTCTGCCTAGCCCACCGAAATACTGAGGCTTGCGTCTTGCTGTTTCAAATACTCCTGCCGTGATGAACACACCTGCTATCAGCAAGGCATGTGCTATGGCACTGATACCGAACACAGTGACAGAGCCGACAGACATTCCAAAGATAATACACCACATCCATGCCAGCAATTGCATGACCAGATGCCGTGTATTTGTATCAGGTATGTAGGACAGCGGGTTACGTTTACTGTCCATGATTAGGTGGTATAGTTTAATCATCTCCACAATTATCCTTTTCAAACTTGCAACGTGTTGTATAATAAGCCATCAACATAGCGGCCATCTCTGGATAAAATTCCCAATCAGGTTTACTGCCAGATTCAAATGAATATCCAATCTCTGCGTCAAGTGCTACCAATATGGCGTTCACTTGTTTCTTTGGTAGGTTAAGCGTCATCATTGTCAGTCTCCTTTACAGTAGTTGGTCAGTACCATCAACGCCCATCAGGTTCATCACATCCCTAGTCACGCAGTCAATCAATTCATAAACATCATTGACAGGCCAATACTCTAGCGGTTCCCATGCGTTGTCCTCAAAAAACTTATCTAGCT